GCTCTTATGTAGGTGATGTTATCATCTCTAGCAATTGTGTTATAAAGTTAGAACCAAACCAACATATATATTGTGATGAAAACGGTGAATTACAAACGGGAACACCTAAAGAATTACACGCTTATATTAATAGTTTAGATAAGCCAGTGCCATTCACCCACGGAATAAACGTAAAACCGAGCAATAGACCGAAGAAATCGAAGATCGGCGACATTATATTCAACAAAAACTCGGCAAGACTAGAGTATTACGATGGATTTATGTGGCTAGAAATAGGAACAGAGGAATGAAAATACCAAAAGGAATGACAGAGCAGCAGGTTATTGACCAAATCAACATTGTTGTTGATAGAATAGCCCCCAAATACACATTCTACGGATATGCTGTAGATGATATCAAACAAGAAAGTTTTATTATATGTATGGAGGCACTCAACCGTTACGATGAAAAACGGCCCCTCGAAAACTTCCTGAGTGTCAACCTAAGCAATCGACTCAAAAACTTCATACGAGACAATCATTTCGTCGGAGACGATAATCCCGAGCGACAGCGAGTGGTACAACCCGCACAGCTAGACTACGAGGATAATATAGTTGATGATCTTAGAAAATACGCTGTAAGCTACGAACAGATCGAAGACCGCGACATGCAGATCATTATTGATCAACACCTGCCGGCCAGCATGAGAATGGACTATCTTAAAATGTTGAACGATCTATATATCACAAAACAAAGAAGAGAAGAAATAATAGATACCATTATACATATATTATATGAGTTTGGTTATTATGAATACCCTGAAGATATAGAACAAGATATATAATTTTCACCTTTCTATTAAAAAATTAAAACTGGAGTGTTAAAGTGCAATGAAAAAGGGAAGAATCTCAAAGAGAGAAGAAAGCTACATTCTTGAGAACATCGAGAAAGACCACAATATCGTGGCAAACGAGCTTTCCAGAGACCCCAAGTCACTTTTGGAGTTTATAAAGAAAAAGGTTGCAAAGGGCGACTTTCCAGAGCCAGCTTGGTTGGGCGGAAACATTGCAGAAGAAAAAGCAAAGTATGACCTAAAGGGCAGACCTTACTACGAAGAGCTTAAAGATCAATTTACGACGCACGAACTGAAACTTTTTGAGTACCACTGGACCAAGATCATCGCACAGTTTGGCGACGATGTTATCGCGACAGAAGAGATACAAGTTGTGGACCTTATCAAGCTAGAGCTGCTCATGAACCGCAGTCTCAAGTCGAACAAGGCGAACGTGGAGCAGATTACCGCTTTAGAGGCTCTGATAGCCGAGGAGAGGGCCGTTGACCCAGATCAGCAGCGTGGGGAGGAGATATTCAATATGGAGCGTCAGGTGGCGTCTCTGAGGGCCGCACAGGAATCTCTCAACAGAGACTATCGTGATCTTCAAGACAAGAAAAACAAGATGCTCAAAGACATGAAGGCGACACGTGAGCAACGAGTAAAAAGATTCGAAGACAGAAAAACAAGTTTCACTGGATGGATCTCTTATTTAGCGGCGAATCCAGAGGTAACAACTCAGTACGGATACGATCTTGAAAAAATGAAGATGGCTATGGAAGCTGAAAAAATCAGACTGTCTCAGTGGCATAAGTACCAAGACGGAGAAGTAGATCAACCATTCTTGACACCAGAAACGGTCAAGGATAATGAGGAATAATCAAACAAAAGGAAACAAATATGAAAAAAGCAATTATTTTTGGAGTAACAGGTCAAGACGGTTCGCATCTAGCGGATCTACTGCTTGACAAGGGTTATAAGGTTATTGGAGTTGCTAGACGTTCCAGTGTAGACTCAACTGAACGCATAATCCACGTCATGAGCAACCCCAATTTTCTGTTGGCCCTCGGAGATATTACAGATGTTAGCAATATCATCACGTTGTTCAAGGAACACGACGATGTAAACGAAGTTTATAATTTGGCCGCCCAAAGCCATGTAGGTGTTTCATTCAAACAACCCGGATTTACTTGGGATGTAACAGGAAAAGGATGCTTGAATATACTTCAAAGCTTGGTCGATCTTGGTCTTACACATGTTAAATTCTACCAAGCAAGCTCATCAGAAATGTTTGGAAAAAATTACGACGAAACAGAATCTGAAAAATACCAAAACGAAGAAACAAAATTCCTCCCGCAATCACCATACGCTATCGCGAAATGTGCTGCTCATTATATGGTTAGATTATACAGAGAGGGCTATGGTATTCACGCATCGGCTGGAATCTTATTCAACCACGAAGGTCCACGAAGAGGCGAGAATTTCGTTACACGAAAAATCACAAAGTGGGTAGGAGATTTCATCAAATACAAACAAAGTGTAAGAAAACTTTACTCACTAAAAATTATAGAGACAAAATTCGAAGAGGACAGGATTGTTTTCGAGTGTGCAAGCACAAAAGAACATTTAGGATCTTTCCCTAAGCTACGTCTAGGCAACTTAGAAGCATTTAGAGATTGGGGGTACGCTGGAGATTATGTGCAAGGCATGTGGATGATGTTGCAGCAGGAAACTCCTGATGATTACGTCGTCTGCACTGGCGAAACACATACGATTAAGGAATTCCTAGACGTAGCATTTAATCACGTTGACATTACTAACTGGAGCGACTATGTAGTACAAGATCCAAAGTTTTACAGGCCAGCAGAGGTTGACTATCTGCGTGGCTGCAACGAAAAAGCTAAGGAGAAACTGGGATGGAAACCCGAGACTAGTTTCAATGAACTTGTAGAAATGATGGTCGAACATGACTTACAACCATGAAAATATATGTTATAGAATTTGACATGTCATTGGTTTTACCTAGACTAAAGAGATTTAATTTAGGTCTTTTCAATTACACTTATCCAATCATCTTTATCGACGCAGACAATCCAGACGACGCTTGTTATCTGGCTTACTGTAAATTCTCAGAAACATTACTAAAACAAGACGAATCAACAGAGACTGCCCTTTTCATCAAGGACATTATCAACGATATCCGTATAAGAAAGGTTTTTTGTAAAGATGAAACGAAACTATGAATGTCCTGTTTATAAGGACTGGAGGATCAGGGTATACAAACGCGACAATTTTTGTTGCCAGATGCCCGGATGTAAAGCTAAAAGGAAGGGGTTACAGGCTCACCATATTCAAAAATGGTCATCTGCTTCGGCACTTAGGTACGAAGTGGATAACGGTATAACTTTATGCAGAAGATGTCACAAAGAAGTTACGGGTCAAGAACATTTATTTCAATCAATTTTTATGAAAATAGTGAGGGACAAAAAATGAAAAACTTTTTACTTATTTTAACTTTTCTTGTAGTAGGTGTTGCTTTATCATCAAAAGCTACAGCTCAATACTACCATTCTCATCAACACAACGGCATATGGCATCAGCACCCACATTCAGCTGCTCACTATCACGACTATTCAGGTACGATAACTTATTATCCTCCCGTTACGGTTTATCGTGGCACTGGCGTATGGAGTTATTCTCCGGGAGCTGTTGTTACACCACAGAGAAATGTTATTATTGGCGGAACTTTTGGTTATTGGCAGTATAGATCCTGTCAACCTTATACCTACTACTGGCCTTATCGTTGGAGGTAAAGATGCCAAAAAAAGCACCGGCTTACACAGTAATAAAAGACACCAGAGAGCAAGACGGGTATACTTTCGAAAAATTCGAAGGTAGATACACCTCTTGCAATGGTATGGTTATTCAAAAACTAGACACTGGAGACTACAGCCTCTTGGGTCTAGAAGACGAACTCTGCATTGAAAGAAAAGCAAGGGTTTCCGAGCTTGCTGGAAACTTAGGCAAAGATAAATACAGATTCTTGAGAGAGATTGAGAGAATGAAGGTTTTCCCTTTCAAGTTCCTAATTCTAGAGTTTTCACTAGAAGATCTCATAAAATTTCCAGTGGGAAGCGATGTTCCAGAATCAAGATGGAATTCGCTGAAGGTATCAAACAAGTATATGATTAAGATGTTGGTAGAGTTCCAGCTTTATGACGGTATACATGTCGTGTTTGCGGGAAACAAGAAAAACGCCAAGCTTATTATTAACAGTATTCTAAAAAGAGTTAATGAGCACTATACTGTCGGGAGGAAGAAATGAGTATAAAAATTGACACAATAACCGATATCAATCATTTCGGATTAGATGTTTCAAAAAGAGAACTATACCTACATAGCTTTGTTTCTTCTGATGAAGATGATGCCGGTGTGGATTTCAGAATAGTGCCTCAATTTATAAAAAACATTAGGCTGTTAGATTCAATATCTCACGACCCAATCTTGATTCACATGAACCTTTCTGGAGGTGATTGGTCTTGCGGTATGGCTATTTTCGATGCTATCGAATTGTGCAGATCTCATGTAACTGTAGTTGTTTACGGTCAAGCCGAGTCAATGTCTACGATTATACTACAGGCAGCAGACGCTAGAATAATGACACCTAGTGCTTGGTTTATGGTTCACTACGGATCTACAGCAGAATCCGGTCAATACCTCAATGTACAGAACGCTATCAAGTTAGACAGAAAAATCTGCGAAGATATGCTAGATATTTATGCAGATGTTTGCTTGAAAGGAGATTACTTCAAGGATAAGTATACAGAACCTACGCACGAGAAGGTAAAGAACTACCTAAAAAGAAAGTTTAAGGACGGTGACTGGTATCTTTCAGCAGAAGAAGCCGTTTACTACGGTTTTGCTGACGGCGTACTAAAAACCAAGAAGTATCCTAATTTAGATTGCTTAAAACTATGAGTAAACTCACACAAATTAATGAGGCGTGGCTAGGCATTCCAGACGTTTCAAACGAACAACTAATCAACCCATTCGATATTATTGACTGGGACAGCAGTGATGCACCACATAGATTAGTATGGTTAATGTCTAGACCAGAACATTTTTCATTTATATGTAAACATATATTCAATATTGACTTATTACCTTCACAATCATTATTTTTATGCGAGATGTGGAACCGAAAGTTTCCTATGCTGATCGCTAGTCGTGGTTTTGGTAAATCCTTTTCGCTATCCTTGTATGCGATGTTAAGGGCTTTGCTCATACCAGACAGAAAAGTAGTGGTTGTTGGTGCTGCGTTTCGTCAGTCTAAAGTTCTTTTTGAGTATATGGAGACAATTTGGAATAATGCTCCGGTCCTCAGAAGTATGTGTGATGCAAGTAGCGGCCCTAGACGAGATGTTGATAGATGTGTTATGCGTATCAACAAGTCTAGGGTCACCTGCTTACCTCTAGGTGACGGCACTAAGATTCGTGGTCAACGTGCTAACGATATTATTGGTGACGAATTTGCATCCATCCCTAGAGAAATTTTCGAAACAGTTGTTGCTGGTTTTGGTGCTGTTAGTTCCAACCCAGTAGAGAATGTAAAAATGCTCGCTGCTAGAAAAAAAGCAGAAGAATTAGGTATAGTATGGGAAGAAGAGCAGGCTGTCGGAAGCTCTGTTAAAAAACTAGACAACCAAATCGTATTATCCGGTACTGCTTATTATGATTTTAACCACTTTGCCGAATACTGGAAAAAGTGGAGAAGGATCATAAGAAGCTGCGGTAAACCAGCAAGACTCAGAGAAATATTTGGAGAAGATCCTCCACCAGAATTTAACTGGAGAGACTACTCTATTATCCGTGTTCCATACGAACTGCTACCAGAAGGCTTTATGGACGCCTCACAGGTCGCCAGATCGAAGGCAACTGTTCATGCCGGTGTATATCAGATGGAGTACGGAGCGTGCTTTACACGCGATTCTCAGGGCTTCTTCAAGCGGTCACTAATCGAGGCTTGTGTTACTACGGATCACGACACAGAATCAAAGAAAGTAATTAAAGATAAAGACGGAAATACAATATGTTTTACGGCTAAGTTAATGGGGGATACCAAAAAAAGATACGTGTTTGGTGTTGACCCCGCTTCTGAGGTTGATAATTTTAGTATTGTTGTTCTAGAGTTAAATTCAGACCACAGAAGAATCGTCCATTGCTGGACAACAAATCGCGAACAGCATAAAGACATGGTTAAGTCTGGTTTCTCTAAAGAGTCAGATTTCTATGCTTATTGCTCAAGAAAAATTAGAGATCTTATGAAGGTCTTTCCTTGTGCCCATATCGCGTTGGATAAGCAAGGTGGAGGCGTTGCCATTATGGAAAATTTACATGACCCTAACAAATTAGAAGAAGGAGAACAGTTAATCTGGGAGGTTATTGACGAGGACAAACCAAAAGACTCTGACGACGAACGTGGTTTACATATATTAGAATTATGTCAGTTTGCTAAATATGACTGGTTGTCAGAAGCTAATCACGGACTAAGAAAAGACCTAGAAGATAAAGCTATACTATTCCCAATGTTTGATGCTGTCTCGTTAGGTATATCTGCTGCCGAGGACGGCTTAAAAAGCAGAAATTACGACACTCTTGAGCAGTGCGTCATGGAGATCGAGGACATGAAGGACGAACTTACAATGATCCAGATCACACAGACAGCAGCCGGTAGAGACAAATGGGATACGCCAGAAACCGTTGTTGGAACTGGAAAGAAAGGCAAGTTAAGAAAAGATAGGTACTCTGCATTGATCATGGCTAATATGGCCGCTAGAATTATAGCCAGACAGCCGTCTCCGATTCTTCACGAGTTTTATGGAGGTTTTGCTACCGTTCAAAAAATAGAAAACCCAACAGGCAAGAATTACAATGGTCCAGCTTGGTTTACAGACGGTATGAACGGTGTTTACTGAATTTTCGTGTATAATACCATAACAGTCCAATTACAATCAGATTAAAGGGAATATGGTATGTCAGAACATAATAAATCGCTCATAACATACAATGACGGAGATGTGGCAGGAAGAGCTACGGCTTTCCAGCAATACGCAGAGGCTGGCGAATCATATGACGGAATAGCTCGTGCCCACCATAGAAGCTTTCTTGATTTAGAGCCTAACCGTAGTGTAAAACCATCATTCAGCTCTAATGACTACTATTCGTTTCGACCAGAGGAGGCTGTGCCTAAAAAGTCCAAACGAATTATCAAGATGAGCATGGATGCATATGATAAAGTTGGAATTATCCGCAATATCATTGATTTAATGGGCGACTTTGGAGCACAGGGTATTAATATTGTACACGAGAACAAAGGTGCAGAAAAGTTTATCAGGCAGTGGTGGAAAAAGGTATCGGGTAAAGAACGCTCAGAAAGATTCCTGAACAACTTATACAGAACTGGTAATGTTTTTGTATATAAAAGTTATGCTAATATTACGCCAGAAATTAAAAAATACATCAAATCACTTGCCGCTAAAGGCGAAGATGTGGTTCTTGAGATTCCAAGCATTCAAAAATCCCTAGTTCCTTGGCGATACAATTTCTTCAATCCTCTTTCTATAGAGATGAAAAACGCAGACGTAAATTTATTTCTAGGTCAACGTAACTATCAAGTAAGCACACACACATTCTTTGATAACTATAAAGATGAAGTTATCCCTTCTAATGTTCTAGAAACTCTTCCGCCAGACGTTCAGAAGGCTTATCGAGAAAAGAAACGCAAGATCACCCTAGATCCTGACAGGCTGTCAGTATTCTTCTACAAGAAGGATGATTGGCAGCAATGGGCACACCCAATGGTCTATGCAATCTTAGATGATATCATCATGCTTGAAAAGATGAAGCTCGCAGACCTTGCTGCTCTGGATGGTGCAATATCAAACATTCGCCTGTGGACATTAGGTGACCTAGATCACAAAATCCTTCCGACCAAAGAAGGCGTGACAAAACTAAGAAACATCCTAGCCAGCAATACTGGCGGTGGAACTATGGAGCTTGTATACGGACCTGAGTTAAAATTCACTGAAAGCAACTCACAGGTACACAAGTTTCTAGGATCTGAAAAATATCAAGCCGTTCTAAACAGCATTTATGCTGGCCTTGGTGTTCCCCCAACGCTTACAGGCATGGCCGGAAACGGCGGCGGCTTTACAAATAACTTTATTTCCTTAAAAACTATGGTCGAAAGGCTACAGTACGGAAGAGATCAACTTACAAAATTCTGGGAAAGCGAACTAGAATACGTAAGAAAGGCTATGGGTTTTGCTAAACCTTTCCATGTTGTATATGACCAAATGAGCCTATCCGACGAGGCTTCTGAGAAAAATCTCCTAATACAACTTGCTGATCGCGATATTATATCCCACGAAACCGTCCTTGAAAGATTCAAAGAGGTTCCAACCGTTGAGAAGGTTAGACTTCAGAGAGAAGATAAGCTACGAGACAAAGAAAAGCTGCCTGAAAAAGCGAGTCCATTCCATAACGCTAATCATAGCAAGGATATGGAAAAGATAGAAAAGCAGGGAGATATAAATACAAAACTGCAACAAAGTCGCGAGCAAAACAAGCCTAAGCAAGATAATCAAGGAAGACCAAGTAATATTATAGAAAATAGCAAAAGAAAGAAAAAGGTACAAACCCCAAAAACAAAGCCGGGAGTTGCAGAACTCATATTTTGGGCTACTTCAGCTTTCGAGTCCACTCAGCATATTAATAAAGGTTACCTTGAAATTAAAGGTAAGTCTAATGCTAGACAGTTAACAAAAGACGAGGCAAACGAGCTAGAAGATATTAAATTAGGTGCTTTTCTAGCACTAGAGCCCATGTGTGAATTAAATGACCAAAATCTACATAAAGCACTATCCTCAAATAACGTAATACCCAATGAATACAAGTATATTAAGGGCACTAGTGTTACTATTGAGAACTACAAAAAGATGATTATTGGTCTTTATGTTGAACAGTTTTTTAACGAAAATTAGCTTTTTTAGAAAAATATATTTTTTTCGTGTATAATTCTCTGAGGTGAAATTATGACCATAAAAGTTTATCAACGGGAAATCGAAGACGGCGTAGGCGAACTAGTCAAATCGACGGCTAGTATTGCTTACTGTACGGAAGCTGCTGTAAAAAAGGGCGATCTGGCGGTTGCTAAAGAAGTAATCGAAAACAAGGAAGTCCTTGAGAAAGTACTAGCAGAGAACAAGGATCAAATTGATCTTTATTATATAGAGTCCGTTCTCGTTTCGACGGGTTGGAACAAAAATGATGACGTTTTCGTTTCTGAGGCAACTTGGCAAGCGAGAAACACACCAGAGGATAAACAGTTTAATTACATGCACAATGAAGATGACATTATTGGTCATATCACTGGTAGCTATGTTTTAACTAAAGATGGAAAAGCTGTTGCAGATGACGATGAAAAACGTCCTGATGAATTCGATATTATCACTCAAGCCGTACTCTACAACAGTTGGACAGGGGAAGAAAACAGAGACCGCATGTCGAAAATCATTGCAGAGGTCGAAGAAGGCAAATGGTACGTTTCTATGGAATGTCTATTCGCTGGATTTGATTATGCTCTTATTGATGATAAGGGAGTTGCAAAGATTTTAGCAAGAGATGACGAATCTGCTTTCCTGACCAAGCATCTAAGATCTTACGGTGGAACGGGTGAATATGAAGGTTACAAGGTAGGTCGTGCTCTGAAGAACATTTCTTTTTCAGGTATTGGTTTGGTTAGCAAGCCAGCTAATCCCAGAAGTGTAATTCTTTCAGGCAAAAGCATGGCACAATTTAACGTAGAAGATAATTCTAAACTTACTATAGGAGAAATCGACATGTCCGATTTACTATCGACTCAGGTATCTGAGTTAAAGGCTGAGCTGGAAGCAGCTAAAGCCGAAAATCAAGCTATCAAGGCACAAATCGAAGAAGCAAAAGACAAAGAGTTCGCTTCTCAGGTTGCTGCTTTCGAAGCTTCCGCAGAAGAAAGCCAAGCTACGATTGATACGCTTAACGAAACCGTTAAGTCAACTCAAGCTCGTATCGCTGAACTTGAAGATGCACTTT